TTGTCAATGGTGCCGGCAATTTTGATAGTATACTTGTAAGTGTGTATACTTTCAACAATAAAATGTTTAAGGCTTCGCATGTTTTTATTCCTGTATATATTATTTATCATTTATTATCTATTTTCCATTCGGATACCGATTTCCTATCTCCCCTACACATGTTGGGTCAGTATGTTCTGATAAATGTATCCAATAAATAACTGCGTTGAACATAGATTAATCCTTATTCTCTTTCTGTGCCAACATCTTAAGCAACTCATTACGATCAAGTTCTCTGCCTTCGCCTAGTGGGGTAGCCTCAATCTCTTTTTCTTTGCTAGCTTCTTTTTGATCCAATTGCGCTTTTTTTAGTTGCAAATCAATCATCTTTAACTTCTTATTTAGTTTAGCAGTTTTTGCTGTAATAGCATGGCCTAGCATAGTTCCAGCAACATTGAATATCTCGCTAGCATATCTACTATCAACTTGCATTCCTAAGTCAATTAAATCTTTGTAGCTGCTTGTGGCCATCTCAGCTAATGAATCCATCTCATCATCAGCAGCTTCTAATCCACGTACTTGTGGTAATGCTTGTTCTATTTTTGATAAACTGTCTAATGCTTCAGTGGTAATTTCTTGTGCGTTCTCTGGCGTCGGTTTAGCCAAAGTGTCTATTTCATTTTGGGGTAGTTCGAATAATTCCTCTAGCTTTTTTGTCATAAAAGTATTTAGTTACTTTCGTGAACCATTTCTAAAAAGATCATCCTCAGTTATGACTCTAAAAGCAAAACCTTGCATTTTGCAATATGCTGTAGCAGCAGCCCACTTCGCATGATTAACCGCAACTACTGCTCTATCTCTTGCGCTTGCTGCACGACTTTCTATTAAACTTTGTTTCTTGGGTTTAATCTCTACTACTTCAGCAATTGCTTTTCCATACTTGTTTTGATAAACAACAAAGAAGTCAGGTATATAATTATGCACCTTGCCGTCAAGTGGACTACGATAGGGTATTGACATTGATTCACTGGCCCAATGAGTTACATTTTTGTGTGTATCACAAAAGGTCATGAAAGTTAATTCCCAACCCGATCTATATTTGGGGTTATGTTTCCCTACATATTTGTGTGGGTTTTTAGGAGTGTATATGCCTTGTGCCCAATTAGCCATAATTATTGTACGATGTTACGTGCTACTGGTTGATTTGGTCTCGGTATATTAGCTATGCCGTACAATGAAGTTTTACTTTTAAAACTATTCAGATAGTAAGCAAGGACTTGGTTCATTTCTATTTTTTTAGTACCTCTGATTTGATCCAACAAATTTAATACCGGCACACCTGTCTCCTGTGCTACTCTAAAAAACACCGCAGTGAAATTAGCTGCAATATTTTTAGTATCACATACTGATACAAAGTATGAATGTACTATATCATATTCATCTGAATTGACTACTGTGTTAAATGAATAGAAAGAATCAAAAATTCTAACTGTTTTGTCTAAATTAGTGCGATTATCTATAATTTGTGCCATGATTGTTTTCTTTATTTACCGCCGGGACCAGTAGGTCCATTAGGAAGTTGTTGACCCGCATAAGGATTTGGTCCTACTTGTTGAGGAGATGGTTTTCCTAAACTAGGAACAAGAGATCCCAACGCACTAAATCTTGAACCACCAGATCCACCTGCAACTGGGGTAGAAAATAATTGATTTCTATTGGGTGTTTGTTCTATGTAATTTACTGCTGCATTAGTAATTTCTGCTTTTGCAATTTTTGATAGGTCAGCATTTTTAAATGTATTATATGTTGTACCTGCTGTTCTAAGAGCATCTAAATACTTACCATTACTAAAAGAATTCAGAGTACCGGCCAATCCGTCAACTAAGCCGCCTTGTCCTAATATATTTTGATTTGCGCCCGGGCGCATAATTGGGCTAGGTGTTCTATCATAGGTACCAGGATCACCAAACCCAGTAACAATATCACCTGGTGCTTTTCCTGATAGGGCTCCCTCATTATAAACTACTGTTTCGTAATCTAATCCCATTTGCATTTCCATAGTGCCGGCGCCTTGAGCATAATCATATGTATCATGGCTAAATCTTGTTATTATGGGATTAACTAATGTATATGCTACAAAGTTATGTTGACTAAAACCAAATATAGTTATATTTTTAAAGAAGGGTATTTTTGCACCAGAAGGATCAATAGTGTCTCCTACATAACCCCAATCATCATTTCCTGTGATAGAGGGTTTATATTGATTTCTTAAATAATAAGTTTCTTCTGTTGCTGACGTTAATGCACCTCCACCACTAACCTGTGTGCCAGGCTTTGCACCTCTATTGCCTGCAAATTGAACTTGCGGTTTATTGCCATCAGCATAATAATAATTATAATATGCTTTCCATAAATTTCGTATACTTCCACCTGCTAGCGGAGATCCACTAGCTGTACCGTTATCATCATGGAATGTAATGTCAACTGTTTCATATTTTATTTTTGTTTGTACTATACGTTTACGATTATATTGATTCAAATGAGCAGCATCAAATGTAAAGCTAGGAAGTTTTACAGTTTTTACTAGTAAGCCATAATTTGAATCCGGTGCAGCAGCAGCAGGAGTGATATCAAAATAGACATGAAATAAGTATTTAAACTTAGGTGCATTTTGATATGCATTAGTACGAAATGTCTTACTAGCGTGAGTGTAATCCCGTAGGAAAGGGTTGCCAAAAAATGTTTCGGCAGCCCCTTTTAGTACATCTTGAAAAAATCCAGACATGCTAGATTTATATAATTAGAGTTCTAATTATATAGAACTTCCGATACCAGTAGCAATTGATCCAACTGTTCTACCGACAGTTGCACCAACACCAGCACCAAGAGTACCACCCTGTTGTTGAATTGCATTATCAAAACGCAATGTCAATGAAATAGTTACTGCTTCATTAGTACCGTAATTCAATGTATTGTAGTTTGCTGTTTGCAAGAAGCAACCATAGCATTCCCAAGTTTCTAATACGATAGGAGCACTTGTGCCGTTACCGCCGTCTAGAATATCAATGTTTGTTTGGAATTTATAGTCCTGTCCTGTAGCAGCACTTGCTTGCTCAACAAAGTCCATTTGCTTCTGTAGTTGTTGTCCAATCAACTTAGACACACTATTTGAAGCATCATCACGAATGTTGATTGACATTGTTTGCCATGTCGCTTTACCTGCCAAGTACATTGTTGAGTTGTATACTGGTAATGTAATTTCTTGGAATTGTACTTGTGGACGTGAGCAATCAATAACTTGTTTAGTTAATTCTACTGTACTTGCACTTGCTCCGAAATTCAAAAAGTTAACTCTGAATCTGAATTGTAGTTTTGGCATTAGTAAGCCCTGATTGCCACCGGCATTATCAGATGCTACTGTCATGTTGAACAATGATTGTGAGGCTGTTGCCATTTTATGTTTCTCCTGTTAATCTTATTTATCTTAAATAAACTGATAACCCCCGAAGGGGTTATCTTAGTTTATTATAGTCCCTTAATCTCACCTGTGTTTAGAACACGAACTGGGATGTAAATGAATTCAGCAGCTTTTACTGGTTCAAGTGCAACATCAATCCAAAGTTCATTTCTATCTATTCTAGCTGGTGTATTGTTACTATCGTCACAAACAACAAGATAATCATAGATACCACGCTTTGCCTTCAAATCAACCATCAATGTTTGAACAACACCTGCAATTTGCTGTCTTGTCAATGCATCATTTGGTTCAAATACGAACGGTCTTGCTGCCAATGTTAATTGTCTACGTACATAAGCAATTAGTCGTGCAACGTTAGTTCTATCTAATGCGCTAGAACTATTGAAACTTGTCTTGTTACCATAATTCAACAAGCCAACACCAGTAAAGAATACCAATGGGTTGATGAAGTTGATGTATAATACATCACGTATACCAAGGCTTGTTTTTGTAGTTACAAATTCTCCAGTAGTTGAATTGATATAACCAATGTTTGTAGCATTGTCAATTGTACCACGGCGTGTACCTGCTGCTGCTAACCAAGGATAAGCTACCGCATCATTTCTGATAAATGTACGTAACATCATGTGACTTGCAGGAACAGCAACTAAGTTACCACTTAGGTCACTTGTGATACCACTTGGATAGAACAAACCTAAGTATGTGTTACGTGTTACACAACCGTCTTCACCTGTGCTTGTTGCACCTGCTGCGTTAGTTGCCCATGCTTGAATTGCTGTAGCATTAGCTGGCAATCTCATTGGAGTGTCACCGATGATATAACCTGTCTCACCGCGATCAGCATTCAATACAACCATGTTAGGTTGTAATTCTGGATAAGCAGGAGTTGCCATCAAGTTGAAGAAGTTATCTTCATCACGGATATCAGTATTTGTATCAATTACTGAACGCAATGATTTAACAACCATTTGACGTTGTGCTTGACGACCCATATATGGTGAACCATTACTTTGTAAACCACTTTCGCTTACCCATGTATAACTGAATTCTGGTAAATTCATATCGTTAGTAGGATCGGCCGGATTATAATCACCTGCATTTGGATAATTCATACCAGTGAAATAATCTGTTTTGAATGCTTTTACATTATAACCTGAACGGCGTGTATTGAATAGCAACATTCCGACTGGGTATGTAGATGAACTAGGTGCATCCAAATCTAAATAATCACTAGTTAATAAACTTGTGATTGTTGGGATAGGATCATCAACCGGATTGATTGCTCCTGAACTACTCCAACGTGCATCAGCAAATAATACGCCTTTGCTACTTGTTTGGTCAGAATTATCGATTGTTACCCATTGTGCTACATTTTTAACACTTTGCCAACGATTAATCATCGGATACATTTCTAAATCACTTGTATCTATCCACAAATCACCGTATACTAATGGTGTGCCATCACTTTGAGTAATTGGCATACTAGCACTAATTAATGGTCCATTAGGATCAGTAGTATTAGAACCATTACTAGTTGGAAAGCCAGTAGTATCATAATTGATGTTTTTATAACCTACCCAACCACTAGTGGTGTTTACCATAATATCAACTTGATTTTCTGTACTGTAGAACCAATTTTGACCATCTTTAGGAGCTCCAACTGGCGCACCTTCATTAGCAGTAAACATTAATCCTGTCCAATTGCTAATTTGAGTTGCAAGCCTAGATGCCGGGGTACCTGATACATAAGCTAAGTTAGCTATTGGTCCTGTAGGATTTACACCAGTAATTGCCGTAACACGTAATATTAAATTATTCGCCGGTGTAGCACCACCTAAATGTGTTCCATTGATAGTTAATGTATCACCAACTGCATATCCGGTACCTGCTGTTGCAACTCCAGATCCATTTAATATATACAATCCATGTTGTATAGCTATTGATAAAACTGCATTAGTACCAGTACCAGAAGTAGCATCATCACCTACAACATATGCTTGATCAACTGAAGGACCATATATAGTATAATCAGTTGTACCAGATATAAAGCCAGATTGAGTTAATATACCTGCGCTAAAACCTTGATTTACACCAGCTGTTTGAATAATGTCATTCATTATTATCTCGCCACCTTCAGTGTGAGATATTAATACTGCGCCATCAGTTGTTACTGATGCCATAGTATACATTATTCCTGCAGCAGCCCATGAAGTTACAAACTGTGTTGGTGTGCAATTGTCAGGAATGTAAACATAATAAAAATCTGATAAACTATCACTACCAGGTATACTTGTTTGAACATATATAAACGCACTTGATAAACTATAATTTAAATTGATAGCAAAGTTAGTTTGTGTGCCTACTGCTACAGTAGGACCAGTGACTGCTCTTTCCAATAAAAACATAGGTGTTAATGTCTTTTGTGGATCAGTGTTGTAACCAGGATATAAAGATATCAATGTTCCTTTAGGAATAGTTGCACCACCGGCTGCATCTAATGTAGAATCAGCACTCCATGTGCTTGATGTTATTGTTACATTTTTAGTTTTCCATGAACCAGCTGCACTACTATATTGTGTTACAACTGGATTATAACCTAAACCAGATGATCCAAGTTTAATCCATACTGAACCAGTAGGGTGAGGCATTGATTGACTTGAACTCCATAGTGGCATTTGAGCCGATGTTCCTATTGTAACTGCAGGTTGATAATAAACTTGTACAGCAATACCCAAATCGTCTAGTACAGTACCTGTACCTGATTGAATTTCTATATTGCCTGTTGCATCACCTACTAAACCTTGAGGTTGTGCAGAATAGATACATAATTTACCTGATGTTACTCCTGCTGTAAGAGCAGTAATTCCCAAACTATTAATTGCATTAGCAACGCCGGACGCTGTGTTATTTGGTCCTGCTGGAACTGTAATAGTAGTTGTAAATTGATTGTTTACTACAATAAAAAATGTATCACCGGTAGTTAAAGTTGGATTAGAATTAGTAGCTTGTACTGTTGGCCAGTCATTGAACCATGATGATTTTCCTAAACCAGACCAAGTATTGTTGGAAAGTTTATAGAAATATTGTAGGTTTGAACTTGGATATTCAACTGTAGCATTGATTGCATAATCACCTATGTTACCTATACTATTTAATGGCACACCACCTGATATACTAGTTGTGTCAGTAATAACAATTGGTTGTTGCTCTGCAAATGCAGCAGTAGTTGCATTCCATTCAAAAATGCCCCAACTACTTGTGGTTGAATTCAACCAATATGTGCCGTCTTCGGCTGCGTTTGTTGGACGAGATACAGATCCAACTAAGCTAGCTAAATCAATTTCAGCACGTAAAGTATAGCAACGATTAGTTGATCCCAATAATGAATATGCTGCTAACAATCCATATTCATTCAATTCATATCCTTGAATTGGGGTTCCTGCTGTTGTTGTATAGAAGAATGGTACACCATATAAATCTACCAAATCTCGTTGACTTGTTACTTGATACAACTTACCAGCATTTGCTGCCGTTGTACCTGGAGCAACTGCTGTTCCAGAAGGATTAGCTTTGTTTTGTGCTGTTGCGAAAACTACAAGCGGAACTGTTCCGCCTGGGGCTGGTAAATATTGACTCTGGTCAATGATCGTTACTTCTACGCCGGGTGATGTTAATGCCATTTTATTTTTCCTTTATGTAAAATTTTGAGGTTTACTACCTGATTGCATACTATTATTTAGTAATAAATTCAAAAAAGTC